TAAAGCGATAATATTATCGTCTTTTACGTTTTGATTTTTCTCTAATGGGATTAACAAATTAGCTACTTCATGAATTTTAATCTGAGTAGTCTTATCTGTTACTGATTTGTTAAGTTTAGTTAAATCTAATTTAATAGCAGCGAAGCTATCATTAACAAATTCTCTTAATTTAACTGTATTAGATATGTTGTTGATATATTCTTTCAATACTGTTTTTTGAGCATCAGACATATTGTTATACTTACTATTGAATTTTTCCAATAATATTTTGTATACTAATATACGTGTACCTTTATCCATACTAGCGTATTCTTCTAAAACGCGATCTTTTACTTCGGCCTTATTAATTTCAGTACGGGAAATATATTCAAGTAAAGTTACTTTATTTTCAATAACTTGAGATGGCTCAACAAATTCTAATGAATTGTGAGCCTCAAGCAAACTGTATGCTGCCGCGTATTGCGGATAGTTATTGATTTTAGATTTAAAGAATTCTGTTAAGTCATAAGACTCACGAATATCTTTAATAATATTATATTTTTCTTTGCGAAGCGCAGATTTATTTAATCGAGATGATATTTCAAGAGTTACATTGATTAATGATTCAGCTTTGCTCTCAGTTAATGCTTTTGAATTAACTAATGCTTGATACAGTTTATGTTCTTTTGCTAGTTCGGATTTGCTAAAATATTTTTTAACTAATTCGATAGCGGCTGAATCTTTACCAGACACAGTGTCTGATGCGATTTGGCGCACTAGTAATTCAAATAATATGCCTGTATTACGAAATTTGTTATGCTTTATTTTCATAATTGAATAGTATACACTATCTATAAATATGTAATTGTTATATGTTCTTAATATTTCCTTCGTCTAGCAATGTAGATTCTTGCTCGGCTTCAAATATTATTTGTTTTTCACCTCTAGGGATTTGCTTCAACATATCTTTGTATCTATACGATTCAGCTAATGCTAGTGGTGAACCACCTTTTGGTGTACCTGTTTCTTCAGGCTTATTAGCCGTGTATAACGTGGCATTCTCACCAGCGCCTAATCTATCTTTACCTAATGGATCGTTTTGTGTACCAACGATAGATGCTTTTTCTTTAGGGCGACCAACTGGTACTTTTTCATCATATCCTGGAGGTATAGCTCCTGTATTACCAACACCATTTCTACCTTTACCATATAGTGAAGCTAGATCATGTGGTGTGCCATATGATTTACCTGACTTAGCAGGATCGTTACCTTCATTCTCAATTTGTGAGAAGCGGAATGTACGTTTCATATCTTCAGCTACTAGATCACGGTATTGTTCATATTGATCTTCACTGAATTGGAATACTTTATCGTAAATCCAATCAGATGGCATTAATTTACTATCTTGTATGTCTTTAGCTAGTGCAATTTTTTCCTTCCATAATGCTACTTTTTCTTGTTCGTAGATAATTGATGGAGTGGATAATGTTAATTCGAAGTTGCTTAATGATTCACCATCATATCCTTGAGTATATAGATGCACTAATGCCATTTTATATAATTCAGATAATACAATACGTTGAATACGTTCAACAGTGCGAGCAAAACGAATATCTTCAGCGGCTAATGTAGCTTTACCTGTTAAATCTTTTTCAAATCCGAAGAATGCTTTAGGTACCTTAAGAGCAGCTAACATTTCATCACGTAAGAAATTTACATCCTCAATAGCGTTATATTCAAGACCTTTAATTGTATCAATTTTAGTATTGCTATTAGCGCCACGTTGTGGAATATAAAAATCTTCCATTACGTTCATTTCATTATAACGTAAGTTATATTCACCGGTTCTATGATCAATAAATGGAGTTTTCTTCATTTTATTCTTTAGTTTCTCCATGTATCCATCAACCTCATTTGGAGGTAAATTACCAATATCAATATAGAATACGCGCTTTTCTGGGGCACGAGTAACACGATGTAATAACATCGCATCTTTCATTAGTACGTATTGTTTATACGTTTTACGTGCTGGTTCTATATATGCTCTACCATAGGGTAGGTAGTTAGCATCTGTTAATAAGCGGAAATGCGCTATTTCGTAGTTTTCAAATTTAATTTTACCATCTCTATCTTTAACTCTACTATTAATTCCACCAGCGGCAATAACCATTGGGTCAATCTTAAAGCAAACGTATGATGGGTTTTGAGGATCCATACCTTCTTCACGAACCATATCATATACTGATAATGGTGTTACTGTATATATACCAAATTTTTCAGCAATTTCCATATGTAAATAGAAATCACCATATTTGCACATATTTCTAATCCACATCCATAAATTAAATTCTACATTTAATACGTCGTAGAATAGATTATATAGTATACGTTGAATATTTTCGTCAGCACTTCTAATCTGTATTACCTCACCCGCTTCATTTTTTAATGTTGCTTCATCTGCGATAATATCTAATGCTGATGCAATGATTGATTCTGTATCCATTGCTTCATAGTCAGTATATAACTGAATACGAAGTGTTTGGTAGTTCATCGTTGGGTTATACGGCATATTAGCTCCGTAGCGATGTAACTTAGTGAATCTATCTATTAAGGCATTTGTTTTTATATTACCGTAGGCTTGTATTCTATCAACGTCTACAACTTTTAATTGGTTTCCACCTACATTGCGTATAATCACATCCGTGGAAAATAGGCGTTTAAGTTTACCAAATAAGCCGGGATCGTTTTGTTGTTCTGCCATTATATGTTTTTATTATATCAATAAATATTTATTAGCTTAACATCCATGTTAAGTCCTCAACACCATATACTGTTTCCATTTGATATGGGTTAGGTGTGCCATTAGGCATTGTTGGTACATCACTTACTCCACCACCTGTTCTAGATATTCCAGATAATGCTGCACGAGCTGAATCTAGACCTTGCATATGATATTTAACTCCTGTATCGCGAGTAAACAATCCCATTCCTAGAGCCATTACTAAATCATCATTGTATCCGTTTTGTGCTTGTGCTTTACCATTTATCCAAACAAATACACGTAATTCTTCTAATAATCTTTTAGAATGAAATATAAAATGCTTATCTCGAATGTATGACTCCATCTTTGAAATAACAAGTGGTCTTGTTTTTACTGATGTAGTAAATCCAGGAACTGTTTGTTCAGCTTCCATTTTAGATATCCATTTATCAGCACTAATATCACCATGTATTTTAGGAGAATAATGTAGGTTTTGGTATCCTTTTTCAATGATAGTATTTATAACATCCCATCCTATGTTTGCATTTTCTACTACTAGTAAAGCGTTATTGTATTCAGCTGCTACTGATACTAGCATATTACCAAATGTACGAGTATCTACTTGCGATTTATATTCAGCAACTTGCTCACAGCTTTCCACATCAATGATATGAAATGCAGAGAAATCACTACTGTCACCGCGAGCAACGTCAGCACATACGATATAAGACTTAGCATAATCAGAATACTTCCAAATCCAAAAGTCACCACCCATAAAACGGCGTTCAATAGGGTCTTGTATAAAATTTTGTTCATAGAATGTTAATGTGTCTGGTTCAACTAATGAATTACCTGATCCTAAAAAGTCACAATCATACTCTTGAGCAAATTCACGTGCGGACATGTTCGCTCGTTCAGTTGCTTCCCAATCTCCTACTCTATCAGGATGTAAATCCCACCTTAATTTTATTGCTTTAAAATCACCTTTACCTTGCTCAGACTCAGTATACATTCTATGAAACCAATTACCAACGCCATTTGGTGATGATAACGCAATAATACCACCTCCGGTGGCAATCGTTGGTTTAATACTGGTGTATATTTTATCTATACCCTCAATAAACGCAGCCTCATCTATAAGTAATAAAGATACGGCGTACGATCTACCTGCATCTGATGCGGCGGATGTTGCTATAATTTGAGAGTTATTTGCTAGTCTTAATGATAATTTGTTATCGGCAAGTGGTTTAACATTTCCTTTTAACCAGCTAGGTAAGTTATTGTACATAAACTGTACTTTTTCAACCATACCTTTGGCTGTTTCCTGTTTAGTTGCTATACATAACACAGTTTTATCTTTATTAAACATCATTATCCACAAGGCAAAGCCAGCTGATAGTGTTGATATTCCTAGCTGTCTAGACTTGTTAATGATAGTGAATCTGTTATTTCTAAAATCATTTAACACATCTTCTTGAAATGGATATAAATGAAATAGTATACGACCTTTAATAGGGTGAGATATATAGGCATATTTGCGAAAGAAATATACAGGATCCATAGCACATTTAATGTATTCCTGCTTTATTATGTCTTTTATATTAGCTTGTTGAGTGCTCATGTATATAAATATATAAAGAAAACCCGACCTACGGGGTCGGGTTAGAGAACTATAATACGGAGATTATAGCGGGGTATGTTTCGCATTGGTCTAAAAATGCTTAACGGTTGTGTTCCTAAAGGTAGCACACTTATTTTACTAATGTCAAATATCCTAAACCACCAATGATTATGTAGCTAGCGATACGTTGAAATTTAGATTTTACTTTTAGTTTTGTATTTTCTAATTTTAAAACGTTGTATTGTTTCTGCCAACCTTTAATTTGAACATCTTGGTTGCCGATAATAGTTTTAAAATTTACTTCTTTAGATTGATATTTAGATATTACACTATCTTTAACTACTAGTCTAGAACTATCTAATCCTATAATAGTATCTTTAATCTTTATTAATTCTTTAGCGCCATCTAATTCTACTAAATCTTTTGCTGATGCTACTAATAC